TGGCGGCGGCGTCAAATTCGGCCGAATTAAACTTGTACCGCGCCCGCGCGTCACGCACGCGCGCGTATGCCCGCGTCACGCACGCGCGCGATCCAGGGTTGAGCCACCACACCCGGTCGGCTGGGAGGGGGGTAACACTGACTTATCCCCTGTTCGATAGCCCGTTCGATGGACTGCACGGGGGAGGGTCTGTCAAATGACAGACCCTACCGTCAAATGACGGACCCTACCGTTCGATTACCTACCGCCCGTGGGGTTATTAGAATCTAATAACCCCACGGGTGGTAGGATTTGAGCCAGTAGACCGCCTCTGCTTGACACCGCCCTGCCGGTTCAGGAAGAATGGTTGGCATGGAACCTACGGAGCGGAAGTTAAAGGAAGAGCTGAGTTTAGAGGAGAAGCGGGCGCGTCGTCGGCAGTCGAAGAACGAGTACAAGCAGCGGTTACGGGAGAAGCGGCGGAAGGATCAATGTCCGACGGTGGTGGAGTGTTTTGAATGGGCGTTTGACCATGCGGGGGATGAGGCGTTGGGGACGCCGGCTCAGGAGACTCTAAGGAAGTTGTTCAAGGAAGACGCGGTGGAGTTTCTGAGGCAGTGGAGGCAGCACAAGGAGCCGAAGCGGGCGGTAATGGCGCGGGATGCGTTGGAGGGTAGGGAGGCTCGGCCGGCGGCGGAGGCTCCTTGTGTTCCGGACGAGGGGGAGGAGCGGGTGTTGGAGACGATTCGGAGGTTGAGGGAGAGGATGAAAAGCTGATGCTGTCTCCAGGCGCTTACTGGCAAGACGTTCCCAAGGATCGGCGGGAGAATCTGGACTGGCGCGAGAAGCTGCTTCGCGAGGTGCGTTTGGAGCGTTTGGGGCGCGAGGCGATCTGGGGGATGTGTGCCGAGGATATACTTTTCTACGTCAACGTTTTCTGCTGGACGTTCGATCCGAGGACGCCTTTCAAGTTCCTGCCCTTCATTACCTGGCCGATCCAGGACAAAGCCTTTCTGAGTATTTTGGAGTGCATTGAAGAGGGGCGGGATCTGGTTATCGAGAAGAGCCGCGACATGGGGGCTTCCTGGATGTCGCTGACGGTGATGGAATGGCTTTGGCATTTCCATGCTGGCAATTCATTTCTGATGGTTTCTCGTAAGGAGGATCTGGTCGATGCTCCAGGCGACCCTGACAGTCTCTTCTGGAAGATTGACTTTATTCATCGGCATTTACCCGCATGGCTCTGTCCTCGAATTGACCGACGCAAACTCCACTTTGGCAACGTGGACAACGGCTCGACGATTGACGGGGAGTCAACTACTGCCGCTGCTGGAGTTGGCGGCCGACGAACGGCTATGTTCATCGATGAATTCTCGCGGATCGAAGAGGGTTATCAGCTACTTGCGGGAACGGCTGACACGACTCGCTGCCGGATTTTCAACTTCACTCCCTTCGGAACCAGTAACGCCGCTTACAAGCTCGCCCGGAGAGGTGATGTTCGCAAGCTTAGGCTACACTGGAGCGAGCATCCCGAAAAAGCCGCCGGCCTCTACCGCTACGACCCCAAGACTTCCAGGGTAGAAGCCCTCGACAAAACCTACGCTTTCCCTCCGGACTTCGATTTCGTCATGGATGGACGGCTGCGCAGTCCGTGGTATGACGCGGAGTGCAGGCGCCGGGCCAACGACCGGGAAGTAGCCCAGATGCTCGACATCGACTACCAGGGGTCGGCGTACCAGTTCTTCGACAAGCTCCTTATCATCGACCTGCAAAGGACTTACTGCGTTCCGGCGTACTGGGAAGGGGACGTGGATTACGACCAGGAAAGCGGCCGCTTCTTGGGCTTCACCAAATGCGTGGGAGGCCCGTTGCGGCTGTGGTTGCTTCTCGACGGCGACGGCAGGCCGGCTCCCGGCAAATACGCCTTGGGATGCGATCTCTCTTCCGGCAGCGGCACGACGAATTCGTGCGTGTCCATCGCGAACTGCTCGACGGGGGAGAAGGTTGGAGAGTACGCCAGTCCTTATCTCAGGCCGGAGCAGATGGCTCCCCGAGCGGTTGCCCTGGCGTGGGCGTTCAAGGACGGTTCCGGCGATGGCGCTATTCTTTGCTGGGAAACTCCCGGTCCCGGTTATACGTTCGGCAAGCGCGTGTTGGAATTGGGTTATCGCCAGTTGCATTACCGGAAGACGAAGGAAGGGGTAGGGGCCAAGATTTCCGATATTCCCGGCTGGCATTCCAACGCCGAGGCTAAGGACGACCTGCTCCGCGAGTACCGAGCCGCCCTAGCCTCGCGCGACTTCCTCAATCGTTCGACGGAAGCTCTGGAAGAATGCCTGTCGTTCGTGGTCATGCCCAGCGGGCATATCGAGCACGCCGACAACAGCCAGAACCTGGGCGATCCGACGGGCGCCAAATCCAATCACGGCGACCGGGTCATCGCCGACGCTCTTGCCTGGCGCATGGCCAGGCCGACGGTCAAGGTACAGAAGAAGATCGAGAAGAAGGAAGCTCCCTTGCTTAGCCTTGCCTGGCGAAAAGAGTATCATGAACGCCTGGAACGGCTGCGTGAGGGAGGCGATGAAATCGAGGAGATGGTGAGGTCCTTCTGGTGAAAATCCCCATCGACGAACCTCTCTGGCGGAAGTGCGTGCTGCTCTGTCACCGGGCCCAGCCCAAAGGCAATCGGACCTACGGCGGCACCATCGACGGGGTCAAGGTGTACTTCGTCTCCGGTCCCTGGATCATGCTCCACCACGACATGGATTTCCACGCCGGCGGCAACGGTTTGGAAGACAAGAAGTTGTGCCGGCACGACGAGGTGGTGATCGACTATCACGAGCAACGCCACGAATGGCCCTTCAATCTGTATCACGAACTCCACGAGCGCCGCGACATGGTCGAGGGCATGAGCTACGACAAGGCCCACGAGCGGGCCAATAACGGCGAGAAGCAACTTCGCACCCGTCATGGCGTTGGCGTCTGACCGCGTCACTACCTGACCTCGACCGGGGCGGGAAGCACGAATGAAACTTGGCGACGACGTTGGCATTGACCGCCTCTGCGCCGCCCTGGCGCGCTCCCGCCTCGTCCTGCGTAAACCCCGCGAGGAACGAGTGTGGATGACGCGGCAGTACGTCGGCAACCATTGGTCCGAGGAAGGCACCCGCAATGAAGTGCCCCTGAACCTCCTAGCCGCGTACTGCGGCATCGTCGGCAGGAAGCTGATCGCCAATAACCCGCGCGTGATGCTCAGTACCGCGCGCCGCGATTCCAAGCCCGTCGTCCGCGCGATGGAATCGTGGTGCAACAAGGAAATCACGCGGATGAACCTCCAGAACACGCTCCAGAGGGTGGTGCTGGATGGACTCTTCTCAATCGGCATCTGCAAGGTCGGCATCGCTACTCCAGCGGACGCGAGCCTGGTTGGCTGGGGAATTGGCGCCGGTGAGCCCTTTGCCCAGCGCGTCGATCTCGACGATTTCGTTTTCGACATCCATGCACGCGACTTCGACGAAGCCGGCTTTATCGGCCACCGCGTCAGGGTCCCGCTCCGGTCGGTAATCGACAGCAACATCTACGGCAAGGGCAAGCAGGATCTAACTGTCTCGGAAGACAAGCTTTACAACATGGAAGGCGACGAACGGATTTCCGTTCTGGGCCGGACCACGATGGCCGGCGGAGACACGGAGGAGTTCGAGGACATGGTCGATCTCTGGGAAGTTTACTTGCCCAGGCATCGTCTCGTCATCACGTTAGCGGATAATCAGGTTATTGGAGCGTTGGGCAATGAAGTGTCGAGAGATCGAAAGTTTGGCAAGGCGCTGCGTATCCAACGCTGGTTGGGGCCGTCGCGCGGGCCATACCATCTTCTCGGGTTCATGCCTGTTCCAGGCAATTCGATGCCGAAAGCTCCTTGCCAGGATCTCCTGCCCCTCCACGAAGCCATCAATCGGCAGCTCCGCAAACTGATCCGCCAGGCCGACCGCAGCAAGCAAGTAACCGCCGTGCAAGGCGGCGCCACGGAAGACGGCAAGCGCGTCATTGACGCCTCGGACGGCGATGGCATCCGCGTCGATAATCCCGAGAAGGTTCGCGACCTGCTCTTCGGTCAGATCAACCAGAACCTCTTCCAGCTCTGGGGCGCTCTGCGGGAAGCCTTCTCCTGGATGGCCGGCAACCTCGAAATCATGGGCGGACTAGGACCTCAGTCCAAGACGGCGACTCAGGACGAAATGCTCAACGCCAACAGCTCCGCCACGATCTCGGACATGCAGGACAAGGTGGTGCGCCTGACGTCCAACGTTCTCGAATCCTTGTGCTGGTACTGGCACCACGATCCCCAACGGATCATGCGCGTGACCCAGTCGGTCGAAGGCTTCCCCGAGTTCAGCCGCCAGCAGGCCGTTCATCCCGCCGGGAGGGGAGGCCCTGGACGCCTCGCTCGCGACGTTGCCTTCGAGGACATGGACGTCCAGATCGACCCCTACTCCCTCCAGCACCAGACCCCGCAAGGCCGCTTGACCCAGATTAACCAGATCGTGCAGTCCATCATTGTCCCCATGATGCCTCTCTTGCAGCAAGCCGGGGTTCAGTTCGACGTTCAGGCTTACTTGAAGAAGGTCGGCATGTACCTGAACATGCCCGACCTAGCCGACATCCTCACCATTGGCGAACCTCCTCAGATGCAATCCCAGGGCTCGGCTGGGCCTCCTTCCCCAGGAATGCCGGCAGAGACTACCCGTAACTACGTGCGCCGTTCCAATGGCGGCGCCACGACACGGGGCGCCGATCTCCAGAGGGGCAATGCCATGCAACCTCCTGGGCAGAACGGCGCCACGAATGGAGCCATGCGATGACAGGCAAGATCGTCGGCCACGGCGCCAAGAAACGCTATTACCTCGATGGCCGGGAAGTGACCGGGGAAGCCTTTCACGAAGCTTTCCCCGACCGTCCGATGGGTGCCCAATCCCTCTGCTCCTGGAAACGTCCTATCCTCTCCGAAGCCCTCGCCGTCCATCCCTCACAAATCGCCGCCGTCATGGAACGCAATCGGGCACGCGGTCTGCATGTCCATTACGACAGCGAAGGTCGTCCGGAACTTCACGACCGGGGTCAACGGAAGGCCCTCTGCGAAATCGAAAGGGTCTTCGACAAGGACGGGGGCTATAGTGATGCCCAGAGGAAAAACGATGGCAAGGTGCCGGAGCCGGACCTTTCCTTTTTGGAATAAGGATCGATTCGTAACATACAACGAGGAGCGACACCGGGGTTGCTTCGCAAGGGAGTCTTTACCGTGGGTGAACCTTGGCTGAGCCTACTGGCGACGTCTGGATTCCTCGCCTTGTTGTGGGGTGTCTTGGTCTGGTATCGCTGGCGGCAGGGCTGGCGGCAACCGTCATCTCCCTGGAAGGTAGGGAGATCCCGCCCTTTATCGCTGGACTCGGCACCAGCGCGGTTAGCGTCCTCGGAACTCTCGCTATCGCCTTCTACCGGCCGTCTGGAGGATCCACGGCCGCTGGAGATTCCGAGCGAGAGGAACACCAGTTTGTCGAGAAATGATTACGATTCTTGAAGGAGTGCCATGTCCGAACAAACCAATCCCCACGTCAACGCCAAAACCGGCAAGCCCTTCCGGCGAGGCGCCCGGCCAACCCCACGCGGCAAGCTCGCCGGCGCCCAGTCCTTCAGACCCCATCCCGGCATCTCGCCTCCCGCGTACTGCTTCATCTTCCCCCTGAGCATGAACATGCTCGGCAACGACCAGTATGGGGACTGCGTCACGGCCGAGGAGGGGTTCAACAAGCAGTGCAACGGCATCAATATCTCGGCCCAGACCGCCGTCGCCTGGGCCACGGCCAACGGCGACCTCAACGGCGCCGATCTTCAGCCCGTCATCCAGCAAATGCAGACCAGCGGGTTTAGCCAGGACGGCAACCTTTACGGCGACGGTGCTCCGCTAGCGGTCGATTACACCGAGCTAGCCACGCTGCAAGCCGCGATCTACCAGGCGGCCCAGCAAGGCGGTTGCGTCAAGGCCGGCCTGGCCGCCGACGTACTCCCCTCGACGGCAGGCAACAACAACGGCTGGACACTGGCGTCCTGCGCCCCCGATACGAACGAAGACCATTGCATGGGGGTTAACGGCTACGGCACCATTCGCCAGTTCATCGCGGCCCTGAATGCCGCCTATAGCCTCAGCCTGCCCATTCCCACCACGGACGACGCGGGCAATCCGATCGACCCAACCGACATGGGCATCGGGATGTATACCTGGGCTACTTGCGGCTGGGTCTCCTATAAGAACGCCTTTGTCAACTTTGTCGGCGAGACCTGGGTCAGGAACCCCTGCAGCGTCAACACCGGCAAAAACCCTCCCACGCCGGACAAGGTCTACTCGACCGTCACGCCAACCCCGCCGCCGCCGCCTCCTCCGCCGCCTCCTCCGCCGCCCCCTAGCGGCCCCGCTGTCGCGTCCATCGCTCAAACCGCGTCTCCGGGTACCTATACCGTTTTGGACTCGTCTGGAGCGACGGTAGGCACGCTGGTAACAACTGCCGCCGTGGTTCCTGGGACATACACACAGTCAACCGCTCCGCCTGCCGCGCTGGGAACGATCTATTTCAGTTCCGCCGCTTCCGGAACCTTGACGTTTCCTTCCCTGGGAACGCTTACTCTCTTGTCTCCCGTCGCCGCTGGCGCCACGTTGTCCATCGGGGCGCCAAGCAGCCGTTGATTTCGTGTTCGCCCATTACAGGAGTTCTTTCCATGAAGTTGACAGCTCAGCAAAAGTCTCATCTGAAGCAAGCCGGCTTCAGCGACGGGTTCGTCCAGAAGGTCGATGCCGGAGCCATTCCGTGGGCTACGATCATCGCCGTTCTGGAAGCGATCCTTGCCGCCCTTGGCCCGGTCTTCAACCCGCCCCCTCCCACGCCCTGACCGATGCCGGGAGCGTCCTCGTACAACGCCAGC